TGGTGAATTAATAGATAATCTAACTAGTTTATCTCGTGATTTACCTGATACTTATGGAATTCCAAAAACTTTTACTATTCTATTGGACCCACCCAAAGCGCAGGCTGAAAAAATGGGAAAAAGTAAAAAATGGGAATAATGACAGAAAAAGTTCAGGATACGCAGGAGGAGGAGGTGTTTAATCGAACAAAAATTGAATTAAAATACATTTTTTTTTAATTCAATATTAAAAATAATTTATAAAATGTTTTGTTACCATTTATGCTCACTGGGATCCAGAACCAATTTCAAGAGGTGGTCTCATAAAATCGCTCTCTATAGTTGAATTATTCCAGGGTCCCACATTCAATTGCGGATTTGGCGGCTCAGAGCGGATCTGAAGATTGGCATTTCTCAAACTTTGACCAATAGTGTCAATACCAATATGGTAACCAGCCTTCAACAAGTTAACATTTGCAAGCTCACCTTTACCAGAAGGATTCAATTGACCCCACTCATTGCTAGAAGATTTTGGGAGAAGTTCTGCGGGATTTTGGATATTTGGTTGACTACAAGATGAAGGTAATCCTGGCATACTGGTTTGAACACCATTTGCCGAAGCAAATATTTCATTTCCATTTGGATCGGAAGCGCGAACGGCACTACTGGCTTGTTGATTTGTGTTTTTATATTGCATTTGCATGGACGAATTTGATTCAGGACCTGGCATACCCTTAGCTCCTAAATAACCAGCAAACATACTAACAACATAGGCGGCGATTAATAAAATCAAAATAGCTCCAATTCCATAGTCATTCCATAGCTTCTTAAAAGAACTCATTATATAAAATTAAGGATAAAATAATTTTTAGAATACATATTAATTATTCTAAAGATTTTGTATTATAAACCTTCTAATTCACTTTCCGAAACTTCATCAATTTCATCGTCAAAATCACTATCACTATTGTCCACTAAATTTTCCAACATGTATGTTTTCTTAATATTTTTTGCTTCTAAATAAGCAATAATTGCATTTTTTTTGGCCAATTTGGCTTTCTTCCTAGCTTCTTTATATAATTCAAAATAGACTTGGTTTGGTTTTTTTAATTGCATAGTATCAGTCAATGATATATCTAAATCATGAATCTCTTTTAATATGTCATTATTTTCCTCAATATTTTCTTCCAAATCTTCGACATCCAAGGAAATAAAATCAGCAGAAAGATTTTTATGTGTCTCTTCTAAATCTATCGATTCTTCTAAAACATCTTTAAAAGAATTATCTGTATCCATAGATTCTTCATTTTTTTCTTCTATATCATTTGAAAACAAATCGGAATCTATTTCATCTATTTCGACATGTACAACTGGTTTAGCGGATTCTGTTTTGGTTGGTTTTATTAAACAATTATTAAACAATGGCTCATCATCTAAAACCATCATTTGCTTCATTTCTATTTCAATTTGAAAATTTCTTGTTGTAAATTTGATACCTTGTATTTCTAAAATGGAGATAAATTTTGTTTCAGGAGTTATATCCGACATTTGCATGGGAATTTCATGTTCATTATAAATAGTAATACTTGGTAATTGCTCATGATTGTTCTTAATGTTTGTTCTCAATAAATAAAATTTCCCTGATTTATATACTCTTATTGTTGAATTAAATGCGGATTCAATATCACTTTCTTCTAAACCATTTTGAAACCATGTATCTCTTTTTTCGAAAATAAGTTTTTGACATCTTGTTTCTAAATTCTCAAACCATTGTATCAACGTTTCGGCATTTTTATCAAACATTATATCCATGTAATATTTCTTGCCAGTTTTCACAAATCCTTGCCTAGATTGACTTTTAATGGTTTGAATATACAATGCTTTTTTATTATTTTCTATTTTAGTAAAATAAGCACCACCTTGTATTCCAACAGGATGTGCTAAAGATAAATTTGAAAAATCAAAAGAGTCGCTTGGTTCTATAATATTTTCCATATTGACATTATATAGAAAAATATAATTTATTACAACACGCAAAAAAAAAAGAATAATTTTGTTTTACATAATTATGAAAGATTCTTTGGTTCAACAATGTTTAGATATATTAAAGAGAGAAGATATCAAAAATGAGTTAAATTTGCTTTCTAGCTCAGTAATAGATTTTATTGTATATGAGATGAAACCATACGTTTTTCTTGCATTGTTATTTATTGTCATACTTTTTATTATGAATTTGTCAATTATTATTATGTTAACTATTTTATTACATAATAAATCAAATTCGCAAAAATGGTTCTAAAGCAAATTTAGGCAATTAGAAAAATTTCTTTTATTTATCCTTTCTATTATATTTATTTCTCATGATTTAATATAAATGGCAAAAAAACATAGTCACAGACATAGTCGTAGACATAAAAAAACAAATTGTCGCGGAGGTCGTCATCCTATGAACCTAATACAAGGTGGTAATCTTAAACAACGTGGAGGAGCTGGATGGACGAGCGCTTCTACTTATGGCATGGCAGTGAATGGCCCTCTTGCTTCGCAAATTACTCGAACATTTTCTACTACAGGACCTTATGCTGATAGAGTAGGTTCTGAATATGTGGGCGCTCAAGGTCAATGGGCCAAGCAACCCAATACGCCTTCTGCTCAAAATCTTTCTTTAATTCAATCTGCTGGTAATGGAGTGAAAAAAGGAGGATTTTTAGGTCCGGTGATTAGTCAAGCGATTGTTCCAGCCACTATTTTAGGAATGCAACAAACGTACAGACGTCGAGGACATTCTAATAATAGATCAGTTAAACATAGACGCTTTAGTAGACGCCGTTAAATAAATTATATACGTATATTTTTTATAAATAGTATTTTTATACATAGTATTTATGAGTTTCGAAAATCAAATACAACAATGGGTTTCCATGGACAATCAAATAAAACTAATGAACGAAAAAATCAAAGAAATGAGAGAAAAACGTGATGTATTGGAAAGGAATTTAATAACTTATGCTGGGTCCAATAATCTCTCTAGTTCAATAATTCCTGTCAGTGACGGAAAACTAAAATTTATAAACACAAGGGTTCCAGAACCAATCACCTTTAAATATTTAGAAAAAACTCTTGGAGAGATTATTAAAAATGAATCTCAAGTAAAATTAATCATGGAACATATAAAACAAAAAAGATCTATCAAAATGGTTCCAGAAATAAAGCGCTTTTTTAATAATTAATTAATATATAAATATTTTATATGGAAAATACATCAAATCAAATAGGATATATAGGTGCAAATGAATTAGTACATGGAGGGGGTTTTAGTGTCCCGGCTATTTTCAAAACTGCAGGTATTTCTCCAGTTATGACAACTATTATAGATCAAACTGGTGGTGCAAATAAAGAAGGAAACGTTTCTGATTTGTTTAAGCATTTAGCAGTGCCAAATTGGACAACTATGTATATGATGAAAGGTGGCGAATATAAGGAAGAACATGATGAAAAAAATGATGCTGTTGATGATGATTTGCATGATAAATTGTTAGAATTAGTGAAGGAACATGAATTTAAGAAAAAGAAAAAACAAACGTTGAAATCAAAAAAGCAAGACAAGAAAAACAATACAAAAAGAAAAAAGTAAAGAAAATAATTTATTATTATAATTAAATAATTCTAATAATAATGGATGAGAATGAAGAAAAAGAAGAACCCGAATGCTTTATTTGTTTTGAAAATACATTTGTTATAAAAATGAAAAATCAAGACACCTTTTTTAAACCATGTAATTGTGATGGTTGGATACATGAAACATGTTTAGAAACTTGGTATAATCATCATCGCACTTGCCCTATATGCTGTAAACCCATAATTTATTTTCATAATGTAGAATTACAACATTATATGTATATTGCACAATATTTATTTATTATTAAACCTAAATTAATTGCATTTATGACTACATTAAAATATCTTTTTTTTATGTACATTATTTATTTTCATATTATGAATATTTTATCATTATCCCTTGATTATATTGAAAGAAACTCGGTTCATGACTATAATTACATTTATGATTCCATTTAACCACTCCAAATATTATGATTGAATGGTGACAAAAGTATTTGATCTATTTTATTTTTCCAAAAATCAACACGTTTTTGGAAGATTTTGTCTTGGGCGGTTTCAGGATAAGGTGTGGAACTTTCCATTAATTGTTCTTCTTTTTCACGAATTTGAGGTTTATAACCATAACAATTGACACCAAATCGAATTCTTGGGTTTGCCATATAACCACCATTTATCCCAGGGCGACCACAATCATTTTCGTGACCGGGTATAGTTTGTAATGTATTGTATGTTTGTTTTTGTGTTGGGAACAATGCCATTTGATTAGCGGACCAACCATAATTACACCATTCCGCCCCTCTCATATAAGCAGTTTCTAATTGATCATAAGTAGCTAATTCCGCATCGTAAGCTTTACATACTGCCTTTGCATTTTCATAATTATAATAATTACCTGGAATATTGAATACTTGTTTTCTCAGACTTGTTTTAGAAGCATAATGACTAGGTTCTGGTGGCGTTGTTTCTGGTGATGTGGTATTATCTACTACAAATTTTACATCTGTATGTGGAGTAAATAGGCCATTTATATAGGCAGTCAAATTGATACTGAAAAAATATTGGAATGCATTTACTAAAATCAAAAGGATTAAAACAATAATAATAATGATTCCTATAATAGAAGATCCAGAACTAGATCCAGAACTAGATCCAGAAGATATAGAAAAAGAATTGTTTCCTAAACCCAAAGATGATGAAAATACATAATATATTATAACAATAAGTGCTATTATAACAAAAACAATTGGATTCATTATAAACCCATTTAAATAATTATACATATTTACAGGATCTGTTGTTGTTGTTGTACTTACGACTTCCATATAATATATAAATAGTTAAAAAGATTTTTTTCGATAAAATAAAACATAGGCTTTTGGAGAAACAATCGAATCTAGAATGGCCACTTCTGAAACACTAGTATCATTAAAATGATACCATTTCCCATTTGCATTTTTTACATATGCAGTATAGTGACCGCCACTAACACTTCCACTATGATTACACACTCCGTAAAGCTCATATTTATAAGATTCCTTTTTGTATCCGATCACATATTTGGATAAATCCAAATGGTCGAATGGAAAAGATATATGAATTTGATTTTTTTGAAAACGATTGTTAAATCTTTTAAAATCAATTACTAAAATATTGGGAAAGGACCAAAATTCTATTTTTTTTCGAATATTTATTTTTTTTTTCATGTCTTCATTGTACCAGGCATTTTCGCCTTCCAATATTTCCCCATCAACATAATGTTGAAAGCAGTCTTCTAAGGAAGGCGATTTATTATCTGGAGGGATCGGCAAATCAATCATAAAATAGGGTTCTGGTTTTATTTTATATTGCTCCCCAGTAATTAAATCTGTAATTTCAGACACATGAACACCATAAAATAAATTCCAAATTTCAGAATATTCTTTTGAATACATATTTTTTATCATTTCAAAGCATTGTACCGCGATTTGGTCAGTTTGATTTTGCATTTTGCCTGAAATTGTCATTTTGATTTCTCGAGAAAGGGCATTATGAAAACAATCAATTAAAAATAATAAAAACTCGTGCACATCATTTTGCGCATATCCTGTAAACAATTCTTGCCCTTTTAGTTCTGCAATTTTTTGAATCGTTTTGATGTATTTTCCAGGAGATACCACACAATTGGAATTCCACAAAATTTTTCTCAAATTATCCCACTCCACAAGTAATACAGAATCGCATTTTTTTTTCAATTTATTTTGGTATGTTTCATCTTCTAAAAAGGCATTTAATTCATATGTATGAGATAAAACTTGCATACACGAATTGATAAAACATGTATTGCCTACGTTAGCCAGCCCACTTAATCCCTTTCCTTTGTATTTTTCAATATTCATTGTATAATAATAAATTATATAGGAATATATTTAAACAGATTTATTATATTATATAATTATAATGAGTCAACGACTCTTCAACGATAACGCTCTTCTTGTTACTATATTGCAACGTATGTACAATGATAATATTCGCCAATTAAACAATTTAACAAGTGCTACCAATAGTATTCGCAATACAAACAATCAAATTAGAAATCAACTTTATCAAATACTTTATTCGCAAAATTCTTATTATAGAAGAAATAGTAGATTTTCTAATAGAGAAGCAAATGATAGGGAATTTATAGTAGATGGAACACCTTATGTGCTTGAAAATATTCCTTCTACAGAGAGAGAATCACGATTTATGCAGAATTTCTTACGTCCAGTAGAAGTGTTTCCAACAACTGCTCAAATCGAAGTTGCCACCAGAAATGTAGTGTATTCTAGCATTGTAAATCCAATAAATGTCGCTTGTCCAATTTCTTTAGAAAACTTTAATAATGATGATGTGGTATCAGTCATTCGTTATTGTGGTCACATATTTAAACCAGAAGATTTAACAATATGGTTTCGTTCTAATTGTAGTTGTCCTGTATGTAGATATGATATTAGAAATTATAACAATGAATCTATAGAAGAAAATCAACATAGAATTTCAGATCCTTCTAATAATACAACTACCATTCCATTACAATCTACTCAAAATTTATTGACTACTTATTTAGATATTTTTTTGGAAAATGGAGCGGAACCTTTATTGAATGAAGCAAATACAATATTGACGCTTTTGAGCAGGCGGAGATAATATATTTGAATATCATATAAAGATTCTATACTATTATGAATTATCATAATGTTTATAAAACAAAGAGCTATTCAACATAATTATTTTCCTGAAACAAATGTCTTCCTCTATTCATGTATAGAGAGAAGCTATTATGCATTCAAAGTTTGTTTTGAATTTATATACAAAGGATTTGTATTCATAATAAAAATATCTGGTATATATTTACTATGGATTTTATTGCATTATGTGGCTTCACATTTATATATAAAATGGTGTGTTCCTAGTACTTTAATTGGGTTCTTGTTGTCGCCATTTATGACTACAACGCCGCATTGTCAAAGTCTTCGATGGATCGTCTATAATGCGGCACATATGATCAACCATATGTGGCTACTATTGGGCACTTGGATTTGTTCTACATTTTTGATTGTACATAGAGAGAATCCTGTGAACGTGAACACCTGATAAAATATTTTATAAAATGATTTAAAGATACACCATGTACTATAGTATAATAGAATGTCTACGTGTAAGAGATATGGAAAGAAATGGTCTACTTCTGAGGTGTTGACTCTTCAGAGAGAATATGAGCTTTTGAATTTGAGTGTTCAGCAAATTGCTGAGAAGCATCAGAGATCGGTGCAATCTATTTTGTACAAGCTTTTAGCTGAGGGACTAACTTCATCCCTTTATGATGCTACCGGATATAATATTGAAGTGAATGCTCCTGTTGCTAAGGTTGCTGCCAAAACAAGAGTTGTAGAAGATGAAGATGATGAGTCGGTAATGTCGGATGCGGATTCTTCTTCTGATTATGAAGAGGATAATGTTTCAGAGTATAATAGTGATGATGAGGAAGAGTGTCTTGATAAGAATGTCAATACTCTTTCGGATCGTGTTTGGAATTTGGAGACGAGCGTTGGAGAGATTAAAACTATGGTAAAGGAGATGTTTGATAAGATGTCTGTTCAAAAGAAGACAAAGAAACTTGCGCCTTTGAGGATCCACCTTTAGAATCCACCTTTAGAAAAGGTGGAGCCAAATCTGGAGCCAAATCTGGAGCCAAACCTGGAGTCAAACCTGGAGCCAAACCTGGAGCCAAACCTGGAGCCAAACCTGGAGCCAAACCTGGAGCCAAACCTGGAGCCAAACCTTGAGACGAACCAGGAGCCAAACTTTTACAATAAAAATATGAAAAAAATTATATTTTTATTTATTGAAATACTTTTCCACCCTTGAAGATTTAAAATGGGACAAATTATGAGTAAATTGTTTTAATTTTATTATAGAAA